CTCTTCCGATCTGCCCCGCGCGTGCGTGTCCAACCGTGGGGGGTGGGGGTTTTATGGCGTCGCCTAAACCAGTCCCGAACGAAGTCAAGGCAAAACGCGGCACCCTGAAGCCGAGCCGCGTAGCCCCAAAACAGGGGCGTGGAGTCGCCCCGCTTGACCTGCTGACCATCCCTGACGGGCTTGATCCAGTCGCTCAAGGGGTATGGTTGCGCGTCACGTCGGCGTGTGACTGGCTTGCCGAGTCCGACCGCGAAGCGCTGACCATGCTGTGCAAGGATGAGGGACTGCTCGCGCAGCTCACTGCTAGGCTGGAGGCTGATGGCGCAGTTCTGTACACGGACAAGGGCTACGCCTATGCTCACCCGGCATGGGGAATGCGAGCGACCACGGAGGAGAGGATTTACAAATGGCTGACGGTTCTGGGACTGACTCCGAGCGATCGAACGCGGCTGGGCATCGCGATGGTGCAAGCCCGAACGCTGCTGGAGGAGTTCAGAGAGAAGTTCGCGGCGCTGCCGACTGGCCCCCGCGATGGCTCACCCCAACCAGTGACGACGACCTCAATCGAAGTCAAGGAGATCAAGTCGCCGACTTTGGAGAAGCCCTAGTCCCAATCGCTAAGGACTCCATCGGTGGGCTCTCGGGCGAGCCGATCGTCTTTCGTCCGTGGCAGCGCAACCTGCTGCGGCACGCCTTAGCCCGTAAGGCGGATGGCACCTACACCCACCGCTTCTATATGATCGGCGCCGCTCGTAAGAACGGCAAGACGGCGCTGCTGTCAACGGTACCACTGGCGCTCGGATTGTTTGGTGATCAGGGCGGTGAAATCTATTCGGCTGCTGCCGACCGGGATCAGGCGAAGCTGGTCATGGCGCATGCTAAACGGGCAGTCGAGATGAGCCCGATGCTGGCTGAACAAATCAAGGTCTTCAGGGACACGCTTGAGTTCAAGCCGACAGGCACCATCTGGCGCGCGCTGTCGTCGGAGGCGTACACCAAAGAGGGCTTGAGCGCCACCCTAGTGCTCGCGGACGAGTTGGCAGCATGGCCCAACCGCGACCTCTTTGACGTACTCTCGCTGTCAATGGGCGCGAGACGGTCGCCGCTCTTTTTGGCGATCACCACGGCTGGGCAGCGAACCGACCAAACGGGCATGGACTCCATTGCCTACACGCTCTACCAGTTGGCACGGCGTCGCATTACGGGCGAGCATGATGATGCGACGCTCGGCATGGCGTGGTATGAAGCCGACGAAGACGCCTACCTGCACCCCGAGAAGTGGGCGCAAGCCAACCCCGGACTGCTGTCCGTACCGCCGCTGCTGTCCGAAGATGACCTGATCAGCGCGCAGAAACGCACGCCAGAGGCGGAGTTCCGCACCAAACGCCTGAACCAGTTCGCCGCATCTGGTCAGGCATTCCTGCCTGCGGGGACGTGGGACGCCTGCGCCGATAAGAGTCTGCAGCTGCAAGACGGCGACTCGCTGGTCGTCGGCTTTGACGGCTCGTTTAGCAATGACTCCACGGCAATCGTCGGCGTTCGGGTATCCGATTCGGCGGTGTTCGTGCTCGGGCTTTGGGAGCGACCGATTGACGACCTCAGTTGGCGCGTGCCCGTTGAGGAGGTTGAGATGCGGATGGAAGAACTCTGCAAGACATACGCCGTGAAGGAGATCAACTGCGACCCATTCCGTTGGCAGGCAACAATGGAGAAATGGCAGGCTGCGGGCCTTCCCGTAGTTGAGCATCCACAGTCCCCGGCACGCATGACCCCAGCCACGGCATCGTTCTACGACGCGGTCGTCAACCATCGCCTTCGTCATGACGGTGATCCACGACTCGCCCGACACGTTGCAAATGCGACGCCATACACCACGCGCTACGGCGTACAAGTCCGCAAGGGCAAGGATGCTGGCAAGAAGATTGACTTATGCGTGGCAGCCATAATGGCGTGGGGGCGTGCTGCTACTCTAGGCGCAACACCAGCGGAGAAGCCGCGACCTAAGGTCGAGTTCATTGAACTATAGGAGATTGAATGGGAATCGTTGACCGCATTCTCGGACGCCAGCCAGAGACTCGTGGTAAGGCTGGGTTCTGGTCACAGGACACGTCCAACGAAGTCGCTGGAACGTCCATCACGCAGGCAACGTCGCTGCAGATTGGCGCCGTCTATGCCGCCATCAAACTCTACGCCGACACCGTAGCGAGCCTCCCAGTCGGGGCCTTCATCCGCGTCAATGGCGTGCGTCAGCCAGTCAAGCGCCCACGCTTCTTGGATTCGCCAATCACCAATGACGCAAACTTTACTCGCTTTGACCTGATGCACCGAACCGTCACCAGCCTGCTGCTGGACGGAAACGCATTCCACTTCATTGTCCGCGATAAGGGCGGCGAAGTCATCGAGCTGCGACTGCTTGACCCAAGCAAAGTCACCATTCATCGTGATGCCGACGGCAAGCCGCTCTACACCGTCAAGACGCAGGGCGGCACGGGCACGTACACGTCCGACGACATTCTTCACATTACCTTGTTTGGCATCAACGAAGAACTGCGCGGATTGTCGCCGATTGAAACCCACCGCGTGACGCTCGGACTCAGCAAGGCAACGGGCGAATACTCGGCTAAGTTCTTTGAGCAGGGCGCGTCCGTGTCAGGCATTGTTCGCGTGCCGGGCGAACTGACGCAGGATCAGGCGGAGAATCTCCGCAATAGTTTTGGACGACGCCACGAAGGACTCAAGAACATGCACAAGGTGGCAGTTCTGACGGGTGGTGCCGACTTCACGACGATGACGTTCAAGCCATCCGACCTCAACATCATTGAGAACATGCAGGCTGGTACCGAAGCCATCGCCCGTGTCTTCGGCATTCCGCTGCACATGCTTCAGTACCCCGGAGCCAACGGCTCCTATGCCAGCATTGAAGTGATCAGCATGGAGTGGCTGCGCCTTGGACTCGGGCCACTCATCGCTCGACTTGAAGCTGCATTCCAGCGGCTGGTCATTGGCGACACCACCTTTATCAAGTTCAACATTGACGGACTGCTCCGACCTACCACAAAGGAACGCTATGACGCGTATGCCGTGGCGTTGTCGTCGGGTATCCTCAGCCTGAACGAAGTGCGCTCACTGGAAGATCGTCCGCCCGTTGGCATCAACGGCGATGAGTTCTGGAAGCCACTCAACATTGGGACTGTGAGCGCATCGCCTGCAGGTCAGCCAGATAGCACGGGAGTTGCCAAGTAATGAGCACCATTATCTGTGACGTAGACGGCACGCTGTACATGGCGGGCGGCAAAGTCAATGAGCCAGTCGCGCAGTTCATCCGTGATCAGGCATCCATCGGCGAAGACACCACTATCGTATCGGCGCGCAACGTGTCGCGTCTTGCCGAGACCGAGCGCTGGCTAAAGGCGAATGACATCCCATATGGTGACATCCATTTGAGCGACTTCCCAGTGGGCCCAAACTCTGGCATCGCATTCAAGAAGTACAAGGCTGAACTGCTCATCAAGGACGGCGAAGAGATTGACCTCTGCATTGACAACGATGCCGCAGCCCGCGCCGCCTACGCCGAGCTGGGATTGACGGTTGAAGACCCAAAGAACGTCAAGCCGGGCTACGAGATTCCGGGCACCGCAAGCGTCTCGGGATCAAACGATCACAAGAATCCCGCAAAGCCAAAGACGCCCGCGGGCGCTATCGTTCCAGACATGACCGCAAATCCTGACAGCCTCCCGCAAGGCATGGTGTACGCCGCTCCGACCAAGATGGTCAAGCGCGGCTTGGTCACCGTGCCTGATTACGTCATGCAGCCAGCCGCCGCTGGCGTGCTTGCGTGGGAATCAGGGCTCGGACGCCCTGACGTAACCGAGCGCGACTACGAATACGGCAAGATGCTCGCGTCGGGTCAGATTGACAGCGAAGAACTCTACGAAGTCGAGCGCATGATCCTCAAGAATGAAGATATGTGGGACGACATCCCAGCCAACAGCGACCCACTTGACCCAGCATGGCCCGGCCCTTACGCCGTGCTTGCCATGCTCTACGGTGTTGACCCGTCCAGCGAAGATTCCTGCGACGCCACCAAGGGTTGGCTGGATGCCGTGATTGACCGCACTGAGTCAGCCGAAGAGGCTGCAGGCGGTGAGCAGGGCGCACCAATGGCTGAGCCACTTGAGGCTGGCATGGATTCCGAAATGCAGCCAGAAGCCCCAGCCCGTGCTGCTGCCAATGAGCACGAGATTCGCGTGCAGCCGATTGGCGACTTCGTAGTCGCTGATACTGCCGACGGTCAGAAGACGTTCACGGGATACGCCGCCGTGTTTAACACTGCGAGCGAAGGGCTGCCTTTCGTTGAACGAATCGCCCCCGGCGCATTCAAGCGCGCTATCGCGCAGGCTGATCAGGGGCGCCGCGTGATCAAGTTCCTCCATGGTCACGATGAGAGCCGCATGCTGGCGACGACCGCGAGCGGGCGACTCAAGCTGCAAGAGGATCAGATCGGACTTCGCGTTGAAGCGAAACTTGACCCAGCCGATCCTGATGCCGCAGCCGTCATCAGCAAGTTGACCCACGAAGCCACCGCAATGGGCATGTCCTTCGGTTTCACGGTGCCAAAGAATGGGCAGCAGTGGAACGAAGACGGCAGCCGCACCCTGACTGACGTGGGCCTTCTCGAAGTGTCAACGCTCTCGGGGCACACGCCTGCATACCCTGCGACGCTCGGGCTAACCGCCGTCCGCAAGGCTGCCAAGCCGCTCGGCGTTGACGCTGATGCACTCGTTGCAACGGTTGAAGCCATCAAGGCTGGCAAGAAGTTGGACGAAGAGCAGACGAACCTTCTTGACAAAGTCCGGGCGAAGTTGGGCGCGAAGCCACGAGCCGTGCACCCAACTGTGGCAGCCAAGAAGCTGGCAATCGCCCTTATGATGCAGGAAGACATCTAACAAGCCCGCGTCAAGAGACTCGCGTCCTACGGGAAGGCTCTCTCCTGAAGGCTCCTTGCGGATAGTCGCGCACCTATTGTAGAAAAAAACAGTGCAGCACTTGCTGCAGAAAGGGTATGACAAATGTCAGACCTTCAGAAGAAGCTTGCTGAGAAGCGCGCTGCGCTCCTCACTGAGGCTTCGTCAATCGTTGCCGACGCCGCTGAGCGTGGCGCCGCTCTTGAAGGCGAGCAGAACGCTCGCGTGGATTCGCTGACCGCTGAGGCTGCGCGCCTTGCCGATGCGATCAAGGCTGAGAAGAACGCTGCTGAGGCCCGCTCTGCGGCTGCCGAAGTGCGTGCTGAGAATGCCGCTGTGTTCGCTCCTAAGACTGAAGAGCCTAAGGACACGAACGCTGAGCTTCGCCGCATTGCCCGTGAGGGTGGTTCGATCGAGCTTCGTGACATCACCAAGTCAACCTTCACCCAGCCAGTCACACAGGACAACTCGTTCTGGGTCACTGCCGGGCAGGTAAACCCATTCCTTGACGCCGCAATCGTCAGCGTCATGAATGTGTCAAACGGAAACGCAATCACGTTCCCACGAACGACGGCGCTTGGTACTGCTGCTGCAGTATCTGAGGGCTCGGCGATCGGCGAGAGCGACGGCACCAGCGACTCACTGTCGTTGACGCCTGCCAAGTACGGCACCCTTCTCCAGATTTCGCTGGAGCAGGCACAGGACGCGATGTTCGACGTTGCTTCGTGGATCGCCACGAAGGCTGGCGCTGAAGTTGCAGTCGCCCATGGTGCAGTTGCTGCGCCTGCGGTTGCTGCTGCTGCGACGATCGGCAAGACGTCGACCACCCTTGCTCCTACTTATGCCGACCTTGTAGACCTTGTCTATTCGGTCAAGCAGCAGTACCGCCGCAAGGGCACGGCTGGCTTCATGGCGAACGATGCGACCCTTGGTGGCATCGTCAAGCTTCTTGACAGCCAGAACCGACCGATCTTCATCCCGGGCGACCTGAGCCGACCTGACAGCCTTCTTGGCTTCCCGGTCTATTCAGCCGCTTTGGCGAACACTGGCGCGAATGCCCTTCACACCGTCTTTGGTGACCTGAAGAGCATCTACACGGCAGTAGTTGCCCCGGGCGTGAGCGTTGAGTCCAGCAAGGACTACGCGTTCAACGTCGGACTTGTGACGTACCGCGTGATCATTCGCGGCGCGACGGGCCTTGTTGATGGCAATGCCGTCAAGAGCCTCAAGTCGTCGGCTTCCTAATCCGTAGGGACTAGGTAAAACGGGCGGGGAGTCGGGCGCAAGCTCGGCTCCCCGTTCGTGTTTGGAGGCACATGCGAATCCGAATCTTGACCAAGAGCCGCAATGGAATCGTGGTGGACTTGCCTGAGGAGGCGGCACGCGCGCTGATTCGACTCGGGCGAGCCATCGCTGAACCCGTGCCACATGAACGTGCAACGCTGGAAGGCGCCGTTGAGCGCGCTACACTAACGCCAACGATCACCCCGAAGAGCAAGGAGAATCGCTAAATGCCTGACCTATCAAGCGCACAAGTCACGGTCACTAGCTCGGCTACGCTGTTGGTGTCTGCAGACAATGATGGATGCCGCGTCCTAGTACACAATAAAACCGGCACCGTCATTTACTTGGGCGCGTCCGACGTGACTACGAGCACGGGAATGGGCATTGATTCTGCCGCTGGCCCTGTATCCATCAACCTTGGCGCTGGCGCAAAGTTGTATGGGATTGTGGGATCAGGTACGCCAACGATTCAGATTCTTCTTATGGGAAATAACTAATGGCTAACACCACCTACGCCACGCTCGCCGAGTTCAAGGAAGCTGCAGGCATCCTGAGCAGCGACACCGTTAGCGATACGGCGCTGCAAGACGTTCTGAACACTTCAGCCAAAATGGTTGACCGCTACTGCGATACTGCCATCGGCTTTGGTCAGACGTCCAGCCAGACGCGCTACTATCAAGCCAGCAAGGTCACGCAGTGTTTGATCGACCCACTCGTTAGCATCTCGCAGCTCGCAACGGATAACGGATGGGACGGCACGTTTAGCACCGTGTGGTCAGCCACGGACTACATCTTCTACCCCCGGAACGCTGCTGCAGATTCAATGCCGTACTACTGGATGGACGCCAACCTTGCCACGGGCGCGCAAATGTTCCCACTTATTCCAAATGGCGTGAAGGTCACTGGCGTCTTCGGATGGCCCGCCGTCCCAGCCGCCGTCAAGCAGGCGACGATCATTCAGGCACTTGCCCTCTTCAGCAGCCGTCAGGCGCCGTTCGGCGTCATCGGTGCTGGCAGTGAGGGATCAGTGATGCGCATGAGCGCGGCGCTCCACCCTGAGGTCAAGGCACTATTGGAGCCGTACCGCCTACGTGGCGGAATCGGGTTCTGATGAACGATCTCTCCATCCATCAGGCGGTGGCTGCCCGTCTCTTGGCAGTTTCCGCCCCTACGGGCTACGTTCTCCGCAATGCCTATGCAACACCACCCGACACGATTCTCGGCAGCCTCCCGTGCGCCGTATGCCTACCGGGGGGCGATTCCATCTCCTATGGTGCGGGCGGAGCACGCCAGACAACGCTGACCGTGACGGTCACGCTCTACATGCAGGAGCAACTCGACATGGCCCGCAAGTACGCCGACCTGCTGACGTGGCGCACGTGGCTGCGTGGCGTCTTTGACGGACAAGTGCAACTCAACACAGCGGGCGTCGCTCAGGCGATCGTCACGTCTACTACACTGGGCACAGATACGTGGGGCGACATGCCTCTACTAACGGTCAGCGCCGAGCTGCAAGTCAGCATTCTTGAAGGAGTAAACGTCAGTGCCTGATACGCTTCGTCTCATCAAGGTCAAGGTTGTTCAGCCCCGACCTGAAGGCAATCCGTACCTCCCAGCATCGGATGACGTGGTCGAGATTGACGCCGCAGTTGCCACATCACTTGCAGCCAGTGGGCTCGTTGAAATCGTTGAGAATAAGCCAGCCGCTAAGGCGGACAAAGCCGATAAGGAGACCATCTAAATGGCAGTGACACTAGGCGCGAAGAGTTTCACGAAGGTCATCGCTAAGAGCGAAGCTAGTGGTTTTGGTACCCCTGCAACATTCAACGACGCCAACGGCGAGTTGCTCCACACTGACATCGTTGGCATCATTGACCCCGGCGTGACCGTTGACTTGGCTGAAGATCGATCAGTTGGAGTCCGAACGCGCCGCATCGCTGCATCGGCAACTGTCACCGCCAAGGCGCCAGTCGTCACTTTCAGCAGCGCACCTGCATCGCTTCGCACGCTGCCAATCGTCTTTGACTCACTGGCAACAATCACTGCATCAGGCGGGCCAACGTAC